CACCTCCTGGTGTTGCGACATCAACGCCTTCCGCTTGTGCAACGCCGTAATCCGTAACACCGGAATCCGATAATGCGACATCGGCACCTCCCGGTATTGCCACGGTCGGCGTATCCACTTCTGCAACGTCCGGCATATCGGGATACAAATTCTCGAGTGAAACACCTTCTCCAACGGGAGCTGGATCTACTGGCGGCGTTTCTATCGGCGTAACTTCCGGTGGCGGCGGAATATAATCACCACCCGTAGGTGGGGTATAGACACCTCCCGGTGAAGACACTTCCGGCGTCGTTGTTATCGGCTGTATTGTTGCCGACTCTGTTACTGCTGCATCTTTTAACAAAGGCATCGTTCTCTCCTATACAGGCGTATGCGCTGTTGCCCCGGTCGCATCCACCCAAACATCCGTATCGCCAGCGCCCGCAGCCCACACCACTATGTTAGTAGTTGAATTGAAAACCATAAATCCTTCTACTTTTTCGGCGGCAGTATTTATCGCGTCAGTGTCTTGTTCAAGTTCAGTCGTCGTTGCGGTTCTCGCGCTATCTGATTGCGTTAATACGCGTTCAAATCCACCACCCGTTTGCGTATTATTCGATTCTAATCCACCCGTTGCTGCAGTTTTGGTTCTTACTACAGGTGCAGTTGCATAATTTAATTCAACATCTGCATCAGGATCTCCATTAATAAGTGGAGCAGAAGCGCCACCCGCTGTTCGAGATGATAAAATTACTTTTCCACTGAATACTTCATTAGCAAGAGAAAGATTACCTGTAGAATTCAACTCCATACTTGCACGTAACGTTCCATCTTGATGTTCGAAATCTATCGCTTTACCATCGCCATCTGAACTGGTAAGACTTCGAACAGTGAATACGGAACCTTTGGTACCAATGTCATTTTCCGATACTATTTTTCCAGTAATTCCAGAACCTGCTGCAACGATATTTTTTATTTTGAAATCTGCGTCCGAATTAAAACCGACAGACGCTAACGCATTACCTAGAGAATTCTCGAATCCAAGATTCGCATCAAACGATCCAGTTGCTATGGTAGGATCGTCCGTACTTGATCCTTGTACTGTGTCAATGATGTTGGTTACGGAATTGATTGTGACATCGAGAACAAATCGAGTATTTGCTGCATCGTAAGTCGCTACGTAAAATCGACCGGCCGTTATGGCGCCACTTGCTAACGCCGCACCTGTTCGATCGACCATCGCTATTGCGCCAATGCTATCAACGTTTAACGTGGCTGCACCCGTGTTCACGTGCGCCGCGTAGAAACGCACACCATCACCGTCTTGATTTACTGTGCGCGTATCCGGCATGGTGACAACGTAGGCATTACCTGATCCACTCTCCGGCGCGAAAACAGCCGTATCCGTTGTCAATGCATCGTTGGCACCGGGTAAGAAATCAAATGCATTTTGAATAGCCTGGTACTGCGCATTCACTTCGCTAGAACGTGCGAATGTGCCGGGAGTGAATGTCGGCGTAAATTCATAGTAAGGATTAGTGACTGTCATCGTTGAAGTCTCCGTATGTCATAGTGCAGCGTGATACCTTGCATCACCCACGGACTAGCTTTTGCTGTCTCATTGAAAATTAAAAATCCGATATTTTTTCCAGTACCTCTGAGTTCAGCTCGCAGAGTAGCCACAATCTGACCGTCCCAAATAAATTCATCCCAATTATCGATATCCAAAAAACCGCCACTACTGGCAGATTCAATATCTTCTGAATTTCCAGCCAACAAACCGTACGATAAATCAGAATTAAATTTGATATCCAATTGTGAAGATGTATCCAATTCAAGATCTGCACGTCGAAAGCGTTTGCGGTGTGAAGGTGATTTCAACTGATTAAACACAGTGCGAATATAAGCTTGTATTGGTTCACCATCAAAATTCTTACCGATCTGATCCTCAAACACGAAACCTTCATTGGTTGCGTCCGCTGTAACAAAATAAGTCCGTTCCTTTCCTGTGTCATCGTCGGTATTGTAAATTTGCGTTACCGGAATGTCGTATATAAGAGAACCGAATTGTGTTACTCCCTGCACACCACTATAGCCTCGTCGTCTTTCCGATTGTGAACCGGCAGGAACATACATGACCAATGCGCTGTTATCATTAAAATACATTCGATATTGATTGGATTCACGCACAATGGTTGAATCAGTAAACTTCGGACGCTGCGCAATGACTATGGGTTGAATCTGTTTTGACACGGTTGCTGATATAAAATCACCAAACTGATCACTACGTGCCATGCTGGTGACGCCCAGATCATCCAATGAATACACGGTGTCAATTTTTTGCGAACCAAAAAGAACACTACCCGATTGTTCTGCCGCTATCCGCAACTCCCAATCAGAAACCGACGTACCAAATAATCCTCGTGTCTCGCGCGTTGTCGAAAGTACCAGCACATTACCGACGATACTGTTCATACTGGTGACTTCATCACCCAACCCAAATTCAGCAGCACCTAAAAATCCACTGAAAATAAGCGGCTCACCGACGACTGAGTGCTGCACACTGCCACCTTCAAAAGCGAGAAATAAATGATTTCGATGTTCTTCGATCAAAAATGGCTTATTATTCGTTGGCGCTACGCCTGTAGCCGGATCATTCGGCATCAAAACTGGTGATACGATATCGTTCTCATCAATCTCGAATGCCGGATCGACACCGTTACAACCGTACGCTCTGTAAGATGTAGAACTACCGAAATAATTATGATTGATAAACCGGTACACACCACCCACGGAGAAAGCAAATGTCACGTTCACACCGTCCGCCGTCGCAATGTCTGTCAACGCCGGAGACTCGAGATCTTCATCGTTCTGAAACGGCCCACCGGCTACATTCGTCAGAACAAAATATCCTTCACCCGTCCCATCCCACGCGTTTGAACCGCCGTGCAATACAATCCGATGGATCGTTGCCGTCGCTCCAGATATTCCTCCGGTCAGAGTATCACCTTCGACGACAAATGCTCCAGCTGCAAGCCCTGCATCGAATCGGATGTACTCGGCCATCGTGATAGGGGTGTCATCCCAACCCGTTGAAGTTGCTTTGTGCAAAATTCCAGCTGTTTCGCCGACGTTATCGCGAATTGCATACACATCACTCAATCGTTGCCACGCACCGCGGGTTTGATTGGCACCGGGAACAACCTGGATGTCTTCACGAAATTCCAATTCAGCTTCAAGTAGAAAAGTTTCTAAATCAGCAGTAGTTTGTGTGTACTGATCGATCGGCACTGAATCAATAGTAAATGCACCAGAATTACACGGCTCACCATTTTGAAACGGCCCGCCAGTGACCTTCGTTACTCCAATATTGTCACTACCGAAAGTGCCATCATCGTCGTAAATTCCGATCAATATGCCGGTCGCGCCGGAGTTATCCCCGGTGATCGTGTCGCGCAGTGTAAGTCCCGCTACCGTCGATACGTCGAACCCATCGAACGTTGCATCCGAAGGTTTCGGCCGTCCGCTGAATCGCTCATAACCCGGTATACGGCGATAGCCGCCCTGATACCACGGCTCAAAATTGACCATCGCCAGCGCGCGTCCCGGTTTCACCGAAAGCGCAGGCGTTACAGTGTCAAGACCACCCTCCAATGCGTAATACTGAGTTCGAGTTCTTGGCCGTGCCATTGCTTACCCCGCAATAACTTCAAAAAAGCCACCCGTCGTGAATCTAGCATTCTCTTGGTTGGGCAGCTGGTGATTTTCCAATCGGGCAAGCTGCTCAATGTAAATTTCTTTACCTTGATCCTTGATCTCGGGTGCGTTTTCATAATTCGCATACAAGATCATTGCTCTACCCACTATGACTTGATGATATTCTTCAGGTATTAAAGAAACATCTGCATTTGCCGCCAACGGGGTAGGCTTTTTCCAATAATCAGCGAGTATCGTATAGATAGCATCGGGAATCGGTTCGAAATTCAAATCATTATCCGGCATCACAATTGCACGTGATGGAATATCTATTGAAGTATCGAGAATTTGATTCTTAATTTTATCGTACTCAACAACGCTTAAAATGTTTTCGTCAGTTTCTCCTGGTTCGATAATTTTGAATGTTTTGAAATCCCAAAAATTGAGATCGGGTGGAGCAGCGAGAAAATTAGTACTGGCAGTCGTTGTGTTATTGGTATCAAATTGATCCCACAAATATTTCCAATTAACCCAAAGACTCTGAATGTATATATCCGCTTCTCTGATCCATTTAGTCAATCTATCCGGCTCACCTCTCAAACCAGCGGTAGTTGTTGGTTCAGCACCGGCTGCACCGACTTCTCGATGCAGATCCTGTGCCAATTCCAGATACGTGCTCACTGAGCACTTTCCTCAGCCATAACTGCCGCATGATTTTCCGACAACGCCTGCTGCACGTAATCAGGATTGTCTTCATTCCTGAATCCCGATAACTTATCATCAGCACTTTGTCGCGGAGTTTGCGGTTTTGACGGCGCTGCTACTTTGTGCTTTTTCGGTTTTGCTACAACAGGCGATTTTTCACCACGCGATGCAGCGCGAAGTTCATCGCGAAGTTCGTCCGGTGTCATGTCGTCAAATCTATCCTTCGCCGGTCGTTCACGAAGTATTTTCAACGCGACATAGCCGGATGAAAACAAAACACCGTTCTGTTCGTAAGTCACGCCTTTACCAAGTTCGCGATGCTTGATGCAATCGGCATCATGATCGAATTCTATGTCGGGTCTGCTCATTGTCGTTTCCTTTTCTGTTTTCGAAGATTTTCTTTAAACTTTTTTGCACGTTCTTTTTTACGCTGCTGACGTTCTTTGATCTCAGCTTTAAATTCGCTAAGAGCAATCATACGAAAGCCCTTTCGACCACCACGCACACGAACCAGTGGATCGTCAGGATCTCGACTTTCCTTAGTCTTTGTTCTGCTCACTTCTGCTGCATTTCCTTGTCGTACTCACTTTTTGGCATCGATTTAACACCGCCAACCGATGTACCACGCCGCTTGACGATCTGTTCCGGCACGATTGCTGCTGGCGGCGCTGCTTCCGCTTTTGGTTCTGGTTCATCAGCGTCATCAAGCAGTGCAAGAAGTTCTGCTTTCGCCAGATTTTCATCAGCTTCAATTTCTTGCTCGGCCAGGTATTCGAGAATTTCTGCTTTTGTGTTGTCCATCGAAATGGTTTCATTTGTCATATCAAGTTCTCCGGTGTGGGTACATACCTTTGTTAATACTTTCAGGCGCCGGATTACCAACACCTTCATGTTCCGGCATCATCCCGCGCAAAGGAATATCTTCACGAGCGCTACGAGGAATTTCGATTTCCATTTCGCTAGTGTTTTCGTTCATAGTGTAGATCGACTTTCTTCCTGACACGCCTTCATCAAGACTGGATTGACTGTTAAATTCAGCTTCCATACCGGAATCCAGATTATCTTCATCGATCATTTCCACATCGATCAAAAGATTTTCATTCGTTTTGAGAGTGTCTTGTCCTATCGCCGGTTTGTGTGAATGTCCCATTTCATTTCTCCTAAAAAGATTCGGGGGATCACTCCCCCGAACCACCGCAGCTCTAACAAATATTAAAGCTGTGACCTTTCTCCGACACCGAAGTACTGCGATAAGGTTTGGGAACCTGACGCGGATTTCCAGATATCGGATCTGTTGCAGTGTTGTACTTCACGTTGTTCAGATGATTGCTGTCCATGTCCATCCTTGCGGACAAACCATCTCCAACACCCACACTGTCATCGCTGAAATACGACCCACGAACCGTGGAGGTTTTGTGCTTGGGCGCATTGTACTCACCCCGAAATCCTCCAGTCGATCCTTTGGAGGCATTGCTATTGTGACTGTTATACATTTTCACATCCTCCTTAGTACCAAGCAACTGTCAAAATCAAATCAGCTGCACCAGCTCCTGCCACTGCATCCGACGAGATTTCGATAGTTGTATCAGCAGGAAGCTCATCACCAGCGCTCAACTGCGCTGCTGTGGCTGCGCCACCGTTATTAGCAGCTGCAACCGCAACCGTGGTAGCGAACGGGGCTGTAAGACCCGCATTCGTATCGACCGTGATTGTAGGTGCTGCTGTCGTAACAGTAGTGGTGATCATATACTCGAAACCGACTATACGACCGATCCTTCCTGCTGGACCATGAATTCGCTGAAGAACTGCCGCCGAACTGATTGTCTCAGCCGGAAACAGATAAGTTCGGCGACCTGCTGCTCCATCATAAAAACCTGACATAGATCACCTCCTTATTCAGTAGAATCCCACTTGAGGATACGTGCTTGCAAAGCAACGGTGTGGACAATGCCATAACCGAGCAACGCGTACCAGGCAATACCCCTCGATCGACCGTAGTCGCTCGGGATCTTACCGCGTATTTCCTCTTGAATTGAAAAGGCTTCAACAACGGTGTCACTTCCGAAGAAGAAAATACCGTCCGAATTAGCCCAACCTTCCGCTGCAATATTGGTCTGTTCGCAATAGCGAATTCCCTCGTAGCGGCCCTTTTCGCCGTTCATGATCACGTGCCAACCTTCGGAAACATACTGGTGGATCGCTTCAAGTTCGTCCTTAAACGCACGTAGCGTTGTCGGGCGAGCAATCGCCATGTAGTTATTTCCATCGAACGTTGGGATGTCTCGTTCAGCCATTTCATCAGCAACCAGCTTGGCATGCTGAGATAAGAACTCTTGCGCGGGTGCGCCCGAAGGCGTGCCGTTGGTTGTCACCGAGATCGTGGTTGAAGTATCACCTACAACGCGAATCGGCGTGAGTTCGAACTGAGCATTTGCTTGTGCATCAAGCGCTTTACGAGCATCGTTCTTCAAGACTTTGTGAATCACTTCGGTCACAGGATGTTCTGAGAGATCATCCAGCTTCTTCGTGTACGGAACCGAATTGCCAAACTCATCCACAATCAACGTTTGCTGTGTGATCGTAAAGTTCGTTTCCGGCATGATATCGGTTTCGTTGATGGTTCCGCCTTGAGTCTGTACATCGCTGTATATATTCCAGGCGTATTGCTCTCCCTTGCCTTTACCAAATGCCTCTCGGACATCACAGTATTGACGAAAGCGAACCATCGGTTGCAGAGCGGTGCGGAGTTTTCTGCTTAAATTTGGACTCCACATGAAACCGCCCAATGCGTCGGTCTGCCACACTTGTCCGGCCATGACCTTACCTCCTATTTCGGTTTCAAATAATGCTAGACAGCTTGCCCTCGCGCTAGACGAACTTCGTCAAGCGCTTCTTGTGGCGTCTGCGGTCGTTCTTCCGGCTCGGGAGCCGGTTGTGCTGCAGATGCTACTTTGGGGATCTGAACTAACGTTCGTTTTCTTTCCTGACGGAGTTGGGTTGTCGGAGGTGGCGTGTGCTCGGAAATCGTTTCATTCTCCGTGATTACAGGATCATCGATTATTGTTTCGGTTGATCCTGTTCCCTTCAAATTTTCGACCCACTCGCTTGTACGCTTTCCTGCTTCAAGCATGATCTGAGACTTCGACCACTCCGGATGTTCAGTCTCAATTCCGTCTGTCATGCTGTCGGCCATGTTGTACAGATTTACGTCACTCATAATATTGGGGTACTCAGTTTTGAATTTTGTCAATCCAGAATTAAGATCCCGTTTAGTATTCATGATGGTAACTGCACTTACGGCCGCTGATGCTGCTCGTTGTGCGATTTTTGCTTCATCAATCGGCGCCGCGGGTTGTACTTGCGGTAGCCGTATATCCAATAGCAATTTCGTTAACTTATCACCAGCGTTTTCTTCCGATCCAGTAAACGCTTCCGACATTACGTCGCGCGCTCTGGAACGTATTACATCCTCACTCAAGCCCACCACGGGTACTGGTTGAGGTTGAACTGCAGGTACAACGGGAGAAACTTCTGTGCGCACAGCCAATGCTTGCTCACTAACAGAAATCTTGCTCTCCCGTTCATCCAGTGTTTTCTCTCGAAGTGCAGCACTTTGCATACGAATTTCGGCAGCGGTGCCGATTTGCAAACGCCTACGTGCTTCATCCAACGGCATCAACATATTCTTGCCGTTGATTTTCAATGCAAACATTGGTTGATCACCGTCCATAACGATGTGATCAGCCAATGGATCATTTTGTAATTCTGCCGGGATTACTGCCGCTGCCGGTTCTTCTGGCAACGCAGCCGGTGCTGCCGGTTGTTCAGGATGCATTCGTTGTCTTGATTCAGCGCCATCCGGATCTTCTTCCAATGGCGGCAGTTCTCCGCGCGCTACAGCATCAGCACGCGCGGCATCCTGTGCTACTTGCATGCGAGAAGCTAACGCCTGTGCACCGGGATCGCCTTCTATATCTTCTGCGATCTGTGCCATACGCGCTTCGTCCTGTCGATCCTCGATACTTTGCAATGCAATATCTCGAGGACTCATATTTACGTTTACAGCAACTTCACCTTCTTTAACGTCGGGATCAGCGCCCGTTGGGGTAGCTTGAGGCATTTTATTCTCCTAAATTATCTCTGTAGTTTCGCAACAATGTGTCAGATTGTTGTCCTTGAATTATTGCATCTGAACACCATTTTATAAATTGCTCGGCACACCACGCTTCCTTTTGAATACGTGCATGTGCTTTCTTTCCTTGCGCGGTATAAGGATCGAGTTCGAACATTTCCGTTATGCATTTTTGGTACACCTTCTTCGCGCGACCGTGTAAATACATTCCTGTCGTGCTGTTTAAAAAATTAAGAACTTCTTCACCAACCATTGCTTCAGCAAAATACTGTTTCTCTTGATCGTTGATAAATTCAATGTGTTCCAGCTGTGTCGGGTCAGCCACCATAATTTTCTCCTTATTTTCCTAAACTCCAGAACCCGTTTGACGTTTCAAACGATGTTCATCCAATTTTGTTACATTCGATGCAGCCGCAATATCGCGCCGCGTCTTATCGTCCTGTGTTTTGATTCCCAAAGTTGTCATCATGTCACTGAATTTGAGATCTTTTTCAATGGCCAAACGTGCAAACTCAATACGCGCGTCTTTGTCCAACTTCATGACTTCGCGTTGATGACGTGACTGATTATCTTCTTTTCGAATTTCAAGTTCTTTTTGCTTGATCTGTATTTCAGCCGGAATCTCAGGCGGATTTTCTTTCGCATACTGCGCCTGTTCGGTATCGTCCCGATAAAAACGTGTGGCATCTCTGTAGCCGAGCATACCAAAAATCTCATTTGAGACTTCTTCCGATTTCAATCGAGCACCCATTCCTGGCAACCTCGCAGTACTCTCAATACCGTACAGCAACTTTTCAACACGAGCTTGCGGATCGGTATTGTTCATGCCGACATTAACGCGAGTAGTCACATCGGCACGTAATATTTCATCAGTAATCTCTGACACATTAAAACGTTCGTACGCTTGTGCTTTTTTCCCGGCAAGTGCGATGATGTGTTCATCAGTTTCGTACATTTGTTCAAGGCGAACCAACTGGCGCAACGTTGGCTCTGCCCACGTTTCCACAAAAATCTTGATACCGTAATCCTGCACGGCACCGGCACCGGAGCGCATCGTATCCATACCGCCCTTGGTTTCACCACCTTTGCGATTTCCCGTTTGCTGCACGGATTGTTGTGAAAAATTACCGACCAATTCATCCGCTTCTGTCGAAAGTCGATCTTGTTCCTGATAAGACGATCCTGTGATGTCTTTAGTCTCGATGGTCTTCACGTCGCCTTCGGGATCGTTCATCATGACGCCACCACCCGGAACATTTCGAATCAAGGCATCGAGATCCACCTGACTACCGCGTTTCACGTAATAGCGTTTGTTCAGCGCCAGTTTGACATTATCAAGACGCTGATTGGCAACGGTATTGATTTCTTGCTGCAACGGCGCCATCTGCTCGACATCACCGGCCGGGTAATTACGAAACGCTTCAATGGTTGAAAATCCAACCACGAACGGGCGTTCACCTTCACGAAGATGCGGGAACGCTTCGGTCAACAACATCGGCTCGGTTAACAGCAGTTCCGTACCCATTGTCCAGAACAAAATATCGTCACCGTTGACCGTGACGATGTTCATATGCGCCCACAACATCGTGTAAGCGTTACCGTGCTGTTCATCGGCCGGATCGATGCGATCACGACCCTCGCGCGCCTGACGCGTACGATCGTAATTCTTGCGACGCGTCGCTAATACTGATCCCATAGTGTGTTTTCGCCACACTGGTTGACCGGTCTTCGAATCAACCTTCTCCATCTTCTCCATCGCCTCGCCGACATACACAGGCATCATGTAAACGATATACGGTGAAGTATTGCACGGGTCGCGCCAGTCGCACATCGGATCAAAACGGAAATTTTCCGGCGCAATCAGATCACATCGAAGTTCATCGCGACGCACTTTGGTTTCCATGTAGCCAAGCGCGTTACCGTCGTCGTCCTGCATCAACATGCCGTCTTTATCGATCGCAGGCACGATGTCGGAGTCTTCGTGATAATCCCAATATTGGAATGAAATGCACAAACCGTACACTTTGGTTGATTGATAGGCACCGATAGTGGTCTGGAACCAGCGCATGCGTCGATCAAGTCGATACTGCAAAATCTCTTTATTAATTTTCGCCGACACGATCTGCATGGTGTTGGTCGAATCTTCTGCCTGAATATCAATGATATCCTGCGTTGTGAACATCGCATTGGTCAACGCCGCTTCGTGCGACTTGGTCATGGTGCGTGTCTTCGGACGGAAAACACGTGAACGTCTCAATTGTTTATTACTGAGCCGGTTCGCGGGCGCGTGTTCATTGTTAAAGTGCGAAAGATTGCGTTCCCACTGATTCGTAATATTCGCGTCCATGTAATCGGTCGAGGTGGTGTAAATCTCCTGCGCCTTAGCCACCAACCACGCTTCACGCTTCAAAAACGCTTCAGCTTGCGCCTCGGCATCGTTCTCTTGGGTTATCGAGCCGCCCGCGCCGTCACTACCGGGCGTATCACCTGGCGGGTCATCACGTACGTCCTTCACATAAGGACGTGTACCGTCCTGATACTGCTGCACGGCCGAAGGTGAGGTCGGGTGCGCCGGATCAAGTTCAAACTCGGACAGATTGGTCTTACCGTAGTGATCCACGCCACCGAGTGTCTTATTCGGTCCCTGCTCCATGTACTCAGGGTTGTAGTCACCTTGTCGCTGTTGATCCGTTGCCATCAGATAGCCTCCGCCATTGAATCGGGTCCGATCACATTATCTTGAAGATCACGCGGCAAATCTTCGTACGTGTCTGCGTTGAACCCGACCAGTCGTGACAAGCCGTGCCGCTCTAAGATCTCACCGGCAGCACGCACTGCCTTTTCCTCGAGTTCATGCAGCGGCACACTTTTCATGTGAATGTGGTATCCCTTATTGTTCGAAATCGAATCGCAAGCAATAATTAGCATTCCACCTTTGATATCAACGTTTATTTTCCACTGGCGGTTGTTGTACGCTCGCACCAGTCGCGTGCTGATGGCTTTTGCTATGCGCATTTCTTCCATCGCAACGAACGCGTTTTCCGAGTTCTCATCAACAATCTTGTTGAAGTTGCCGGTGATGATCGAGCCATCACCTTTGCTGCGTGAATCAATGACGAGACGTTTACTCATTCTATTAATGCCTTGAGTCGTAATAATTATCTGCAGCAGCTTGAACATTCGCCACATAGTTTTCCCAATCATCTTTAGCACGCGGTATTCGATCAGGACCAACGACATTGCCAATCTTCTCATCAATCTTTTCAGCCAATTTTTGCCAGTTAGATAAGTCGCCACCAACTGTCATTCTATCTCTTGAAGCCGCTAGCACCGCTGGTCGAGCATGTAACAGCATTTTAAGTAATTCTTGTATTTCATTCTCATATTGCTTAATCATGCTGTTGTTATAACGCTTATCAAAATTTTTCATCAGCCCGTTCCTTCAAAAGAATCTTCGGGTTCAAAATACCGCATCGCCGTGTCTCCGATCAGTTCAGCAAAGGTATAACAAATTGCGTCGAAGTCATCCGGTGACTCCAGTCCACGTTTTTTCATATCCTGCTTTCGTTCCAATCGCATACGTTCTTTATCGTCGAAACCGTATTCGATGCCGATCATGGCTTTACGCAGATCCGCATCGTTGGGTAAATCCATACCTTCGGTCATCGCGATACGCAATCTGTCCCCCATCTCGGCACGCTTGTTGTAGTAAGTCTTGTCATCGTCGGGTTTGCGACCGGCGTTTACCTCAACGATGTCATGCCCCAACATGCGTAAGCGGTCAACAACTCCGGCTCCAATTCCGACCCCATCGACAAACACGACTGCCGGATTAAAGTCGCGGATAGCCTGTACCGTTTTTGCCGCAACCTGCATGGTGTCGTGATCCCGATAGCGTCGCAACTCA